TTTATAAGATAGAATTTCTACTAAACCCAGTTACTACCCCTAAAGATTCGCCAGTTTCATTGGCGTAAGCTATCGGGTATAACTTAGCAAGTTCTCTATCTCTTACATTAGGATCAATAGTCCTATCATTCCTAATTTCACTAATTTTAACAAGTGCATCTTCTTTTGTCAAGCCCCCTTGTGAATTACCAACTTTTCCTTGAGTACCCTCTCCGATTTGTTGACTTACATTATGCATAATTTTAGCTACTGCCAATTGGCCTTCAGGTGAAAGAGATGCGAATTGCTCTTGATCTTCTTCCGTTGCAAAGCGTTTAAATGTGTTTTCTGCTATTTTTAAGTTATCATCATAAGAATTTCCCCACTCTTCTTTTAAAGAGTTTTGTAGTTCGTTAATTCTAGCCTCATTATCAGCTTGTATTCCCTGTATTATCTTACTTTCTTCACCTGTAAAAGTCTCCACTAACTGCTTAAATGCTTCTGGCTTAATTCCTAATTCAACAGATTTATCTTTTACTAGATTTAATAGATCGTCATTAGCTTGATAATTTTCTGGTAATTCGTAGGTGTAATCCTCTGGTGCGTAATTTTCTGGCTCTTTTGGTGCGCCTAGCTTCTTTTCAAGGTTAATATAACTCTTTGCTAGTCCATTAATGTCTTTAAAATTAGATAATGATTTAGAGCCTTTTATTTCTTCATCTGTGATTTGATCTAAAAAGCTTGTTTCATTAACTGTTTCAACTGGTGCATTTTCTGCACTTGTTGCATTTTCTGCACTAACTTCTGTGTTTTCTATTTGGTCGGTCATAGTTTTATTATTGGTCGGTTATTTCCTCTCTAACCCTAGAAAGGATATATTGATATAATTCTATACCTCCTTGACGAAGTATAGCATTAATAGTGGTGTCTTGTTCAGTTGAGAAGCTTGATTCTAAAAGAACTCTTTGTAAGTGTTCTAAAATAACTCTTCCGTTTTCTGTTTCAAATACTTGTTGAAATATTTTATTTAGTTGCTCTTCTGTCATTATATAAGCTTAGATTGTTTTGCCTTACTAGCTGTTTCTACTGCCATTTGTTCCTGCTCCATAGCTTGTTGCTGCTGCATTTGAGCTTGTCTTTGTTCTCTTTCGTTTTTAACGATAATAGGATTTTTAATAATATCTGGATCAATTCCTAATATATCAGCAGACTTTCTAACTAATTTATCAAAATCTATATTATCAATAATTTCTGGCTGTGCTTGTGCTAAATTTAAAACTCCTGCCATTAGTTTTTCAATAGATGCGGATTCGTTTAATCTTTGAGATTGAGTAATTGGATTTTGATAATTAATTTTTAATTCTGGATTTTTAGATAATAAATCTGGTATTTCTTTTTGGAATAAATCATTTTCGATTAATTCAAAATTACCATCTGCATTTTTAATATATATTTTATTAAATAGAATATCAAAAGTTCTATTCAATATTTGCTCTGTATAGTCAATAATGCCATATATAAAATCACCCATTATTCTGAATGTCTCTGCTCTTAGTTCTAATATTTGTGTTGCGGTTGCTCTCGCATCATCAAAGATTTTAAGCTTATCTAAAAAGAATATTTCTCTAATATTTTGCTCTTTTCTAGTAATTAAGTCTTGAGTTAACGGAATATTTCCTATTGTCAATATTTGTTCTATTGCCGCCCTTCCTGCTGGTAAAGCTTTTTGATCTGGTCTATTTAATGCACCTGGTCTAAGATTGACCCTTTTGGCGTAATTAGCATTTACATTTAAAGGAGGTTTTAAAGCTTTTTCTGTTGCCTCGTTGTACTGTCTAGACATTTCATTGATCTGTCTTGCATCTGGTAAGCCAATCATTGCTCTAGAAGTCCCATAAACTTCATTTGTTGATTTCTCGCTTCTGCCAATAGCTACTGGCATTGAATCCCAGCCTATTTCTTGAATTATAGTTTGGTGTTTTTCATCTACCCAAAAACCCGCTATTTCTTTATTTAAGCTATCTATCTTTTTTTTATCTCTTTCTTTTCTTGGAAATATATGTAATTGCAAACCAAATTCTTGAAAAGGATTCTTTTCGTAAGCTTGTAATATTTTTTCATGAATATTTGCATCTTTATTTTCCCATTTAGATATAATTTGCCTTGCTGTCATCTTATGTTTTATAATAACATAATCAGCTTCGCCCTCGTCATTTTCAGCTATAAGAAAGTTTTTAATATTTAAAGTGTGATATTTAACCGGAAATTTCTTTCCTTCCTCTATGAATGTTGCTATTGTTCCAAATACTATATCATCTGCAACTGCTTCACTTAAAGCCCTTTCAAATCCTGATTTAGGATTGAACATTACTCTAAGGATCATATCTGTAAATTCAGTAATCCAATCTTTAACCTCTTGATCTTCGTTTACTTCTTCTGTTACTGGTGTAATTGTTATTGGTTTTATAGATCTATTAAAAAATACCCCTATAATAATTGATTTTAACTGATGAACGAAATTAATTGGTGCGGATTCATAGAGCCTTGTTATATTCTCCTTATCTCCTTTTGATCTGTCAACTGTAATGTTAGATTTAACAGGACGGAATATATCAGCTACATCTTGCCATTCTGTTTCAAAGTTTGCTCTTTCTGCTGATAGTGTTTGCGTTTTTTGTAAAAGCTCTTTTGCGTTAGTCATTATCCTCCTAAAGTTCTACGAAATATATTCTCTTCTAATGGTTGCCCTGCAAAAATAGTTCTTCGTCTCGCTCTTGCTTTTTGTTCTCTTACTGACTCTTGCGCTATTTCTTTTTTTTCTTGTTCTTCTTGTAACTTCTGCGCTGCTATTGCTTCGCTTTGTAATCTGTTTTGAGTCGCCTGAATCCTTTCTTTTACTTGCTTCTCTTTTCTTTGCTGCACATTCTTTGCTGCTGCACCACCTCCTAAAAGTCCTGCAGCTAATGCTGCTATTGCCCCTCCGCTTGCCATAATAAATATATTTAATTAAATTATAATATTTTACTTGACATAGTTTTAAAGTCAAGTCAAAGCATAATCATCTTGATATTTATTCTGCAAGAATCTTTTTTCATCTATTCCTACTGCTAAATATCTAAAAGCATCAGCCCCATTACTTGACCAATCATGTAAAGGCTTATCTTTAAAGCAGTTTCTTATTTCGTCAAATTGCTTTTTATAGTTAGTTAATGCTAATAATCCTTTCTTGCATTTAGTTTCATCAAATATGCATTTATTAAATATTGCTCTTGTTGCGTTTATTCCATCTTGAATTGGTATATTCGGTACTACATCAAAGGCAATCCCTAAATCGTAAGCTATTTCATAACGAGAACGACCACTTGAAAATTCTCTCACTCTTATATCGTGCGGTGCATAATGATTTCCGTAAATGTAGGGTTTCGCTTTGATCTCTTTTATATAGTGATCCAATCCTTTTCCGCTATCTTCTAAATAGTCTATTACTCTGATTTCCGTTCCTACTTGCTGCGTAAACCATATTGCTGTTGTGTCATTTACTCCTAAATCCCAGAAGGTATCAACTGTCAAGCTTGATTCATAAGGTAAATTTGTAATTCTCCCCTCTTCTTTTGCCTTGTTTATTTGTTGACTATAAAATGCACCTTCGATTGCGGAATTAAAGGAACAGTAATATTCTTGATTAAATAAATCTAATGTTTTTCCTCTTTGAATAAATTCTTGCTTGATCTGTTCTATTTGGTCTTTAGTGAATACTTGTTCTTTTGTGTCGTCTACTGTTAATAATTGACTGAACCAATTATCATTATTTTTAGCCATTTCCCATAACTCATACGCATGATTATGGCCTTTTGGCGTAAAGTTAAATAATGCCCAGCCATTCGTTGCCATCACCATAGGCTGTATCACTTCCCATGCTGTCGGTCTTTGTTCTGCATATTCTGAAAAGACTGCCCCTTTAATACCTGCACCCCTTAAAGCATCTACATTATCAGAACCTACAATTTGATAAACTGAACCATTAAAGAATTCAATTTTCATTTCTTGGTTGTTCTGACTTTTAATTAATTCTTTTGGTATATAGTCAAGATATTTATTGCC